CATTCCCACAGACGCTACAAAAATCCACATTGATATACCTCAAGGCTTTCAACAGTCTTTTAAGGCCGCAACAACATTCAGCAATACTGATTATTATATAATGACTGGGTTTTATGGGGCTGTAAGTTCCAAAACCAGCGCAGCAGTTGATTTTTATGTCGAAATCAGGGAAGTAGGTAAAGTATTTCTTCCAAAAGGATGTTTTACAGCGTCTTCCAATGGGGGCGGTTCTAACATTATCTTAGACCCTGCAATCATCGTACCAAAGAATGCAGATGTTGGTGTAAGAGTCGAAACTCCAACCAACAATGCCATAGTATTTGGTATCTTTAAAGGTTATATAGCTAAGGTACTTTAATGCCCTATTCTCGTAATTCAGAGCTTCCAAAAGCAGTGAGGCAAACCGTGCCAGAGGAAAAACATACACAGTTTCGTCGTGTCTTTAATTCAGTTTATGCAGACACCAAGAGTGAGCAGAGAGCTTTTGCTGCTGCTTGGTCTGCAGTAGAGAAAAGACAGATGGATGAGGACTTATTTACCAATCCTGCAGAAGCTCGCACAAGAGCCAGAATGATGGGACTTGGTGAAGAAATCCATACACACTTTATGAATGGTCAAGCCTTCTATATGCCAGCAGCTACGCATGAAGCGTACATGGAATACTATAATGAGCTTGGAGATATAGAAGACAAGGAAGAGCCTGATGATTTGCTTTCTAGGGTCTTGACCGCTATCATCCAAGAGATCACCAAAGTGGACATGTCTACGCTGGAAAGCAAGGCAAGCGACCACAATAAAAAACATGGGGGTAAAGGTAAAGTAACTGCTTCCACCTTACGTCAGGTTTATGACAGGGGTATCGGTGCATACAAAACCAACCCCTCTTCTGTAAGACCTAACGTGTCCTCTAAAGAACAATGGGCTATGGCGCGTGTCAACAACTTCTTACGTACTATTCGCACTGGTCGTTTCCGTAGCGGTAAACACGATACTGATTTACTCCCTACTAAACACCCCCTGTCAACAAGAAAGAATGACGTGTGGGATGAGAGTGAATTGCCTACCCAAGCAGCCATTGATAAAGCAGACAGACCTCTAAACAAGCCATTCAGATTGCCTTCTGGATCAAGCAAAAAGTTTGGTGTTTACGTCAAAGATGGTGATAAAACCAAAAAAGTAACTTTCGGTGATCCTAACATGGAGATACGCCGTGATGATCCCAAAGCCAGAGCCAACTTTCGTAGTCGTCATTCGTGCGATACTGCAACTGATAAGACAACTGCGAGATATTGGTCTTGTCGTATGTGGGAGAAAGGTGCCACAGTGAGTGATTTAACTAAAACAGAAATTGAGGGCAAGATCCTTAAGGCAGACGAAGAGCAACGTATTGTCTATGGGTGGGCCTCTGTCATTACTGAGAATGGTGAACGTGTTGTTGACCGTCAAGGTGATGTTATCGAAGCTGACACACTTGTGAAAGCCGTAAATGATTTTATGGAACATATTCGTGTTGGTAAAACAATGCACACAGGTAAAATGACAGGGCGTGTAATTCACTCTCTGCCTATCACCAAAGAAATCGGTGAGAGCCTTGGCATACAGAGTGACCGTGAAGGATGGGTTGTAGCTTACAAAGTCTACGACGATGACGTCTGGGATAAGGTCAAATCTGGAGAACTTGCGGCCTTCAGTATCGGTGGTCGTGCAATCAAGGAGAAACTAGAAGATGCATCTTCTTAAGCAACTTGAGCTTGACGAACTATCTTTGGTTGACCGTCCTGCGAATGCGTCTGCCAAAGTTGCTCTGTTCAAGCGTGATTCCGAAGAGGAAAATATGGAAAAAGCATACAAAATGAGTGATGCCGAAATGGAGGAAATGGACAAGATGTCTGATGACCTCAAGGCTAAACTTCGTGGCTACATGGATAAAGGTTACACTTTCCCAGAAGCTAAGAAAATGATGGACGAGGATGATATGAAGAAAGCTGACGAGGATATTTCTTTGGAAGCAGAACTTATCGCTCTGAAAGAAGAAAACGAAAGCCTACGCAAAGAGCTAGGTGAAGTCGTTGAGAAAAAAGAAGAGATCGTAGAGACGATTGAGGTTAATGGAGAGATGGTCGTAAAGGCTGACATTCCAGAGCCTGTCTTGAAAGCTCTTGAGGAAGCTAAAGTTGAAAAGCAGATGATTGAACTGCGCAAGAAAGCTGAAGCTGAATTACCACACTTTGACGTTGAAGTAGCTATGTCGTTGCTTGATGTTATTAAGGGTGATGCAAAAGTCCTAGAGGCACTTAAGGGCGCAGACGCTGCCTTTGCTGCTGCTATGGATGAAGTGGGAGAGAAAGTTGTCGAGGCCGACATGTCTGATCCACAATCTAAATTAGACAAGATGGTAGACGCCTATGCCGAAGAGCATAAGGTCAACAAATACGCTGCTTTTGATGCCATCTCTAAAACAGCAGAGGGTAAATCCCTTATCGCTAAAACTTATGAAAAGGATGAGTAATCATGGCTGTAACACAATCACGTGACACACGCTCACTAATTGCTGGCGAAGATTTGTCGTCTTCTCAGTTCAAATTCGTAACACTGGAATCTGATGGTCAAGTAGACCTTGCTGACTCTGCAGGAGAGCGTTGCTTTGGCGTTCTGGAAAATGACCCAGCATCAGGTGAAGAGGCAACTGTTGTTGTTTCTGGTCAAACTCGCATCACATGTGGCGGCACTGTTGCTGCTGGTGCGCAACTTCAAACAGACGCATCTGGTGACGCTATTACAGCAGCATCAGGAGATGTTTCTATGGGATACGCAATGGAAGCTGGCGTTGACGGTCAAGTCATCGCTATGGAGCTTATCCAAGGCGGCAACATCCTAGCGTAACCTATAGATAGGAAGGAATAACAACAATGCCTATGCTAACCGCCTCACAGGTACATATTGATCAGCCATTAACAAACCTGACAGTAGCGTACCTACAATCACAAGACAACTTTATCGCTGATAAGGTTTTCCCAAACGTACCTGTTGATAAAAAGACCAACAAGTATTACATCTATGACCGCGAGAACTTCTTCCGCAATGAAGTTCAGCCTCGCGCTCCACGTACTCGTTCACAGCGTATCGGTATGTCAATCTCAAACGCAACGTACACTTGTGACGTGCGGTCTTTGTCTACAGACTTTGACTTTGAGACACTGGCAAACGCTGACACCGCTTTGGATATTCGTCGCGGTGCATCAGAAATGCTCACACACAATCTCTTGATTGACCGTGAAAAGCGTTTCATGTCTACGTTCTTTGGAACAAGCATCTGGACAACTGAGTACACTGGTGTTGCAAATGCTGACAATGACACTGCAGCAGAAGTCACACAGTGGGATGACTACACAAACTCAACCCCAATCGTTGACGTAACAACTGCCCGTCGTGCGATGCAAGTTGCTTCTGGTGGCTTCAAGCCAAACAAAATGGTTGTTACCCGTGACGTTCACGACACATTGGTCAACCACCCAGACGTTCTGGCACGTATCAACGGTGGTGCAACAGTTACTAACACCGCTTTGGTAACGCAAGCTAAACTTGCTGAGATCTTTGAAGTTGCAGAATACTACATCGTTGACGCGATTGAGAACACTGCAAAAGAAGGTCTTTCTGAGTCTCTTGCATTTGTAGCAACCAAGAAAGCTGCTCTCTACTATGCACCACAGTCTGCAGGATTGATGGTTCCATCAGCAGGGTACAACTTCACATGGAACGAACTGGATAACGCATCTGGTTATGGTATCGACATTCGTTCTTACACAGGTGACTTCCTGCGTGTTGAAGGTGTTGCAGAGCTTCTTGAAGCTAACATGGCTTATGACCAAAAGGTTGTAGGTGCAGACCTTGGTGTGTTCTTCAACACAATCTTGTCATAAGGAGTAGGTTAATGACCCGACCACCTTTCCAATATGATAAGCCAGTCTTCGTGCGTAATCCTAATGGATTGCTGATGAGTGGTAAACGCTATGCTAAAGGTGATCTCGTTCCTTGGAAGGAGCGGGGTCTCCCAAAGGCTAACATTGAACGTATGTACAATGAGCATCATCTTCATCACAACGAAGAAATGGAAGAGTCTGTCAAACCCTCCGTTGGAGATGGTCTGGATGAGATGACTAATGAACAGTTGTCCATCCTCGTTAAATCTATCAACGCTAAAGTAAAAGAGAAGACATCTGGCGAGACTGAATACGACAAGAAGAAATGTCGTGTCTCTAAGATTAAAGATAAGCAAGTAGGCTTAATTCGTTCTTGGCGGAGAAACTACGGAGATTTTGAGGCAGACTAATGGCTTGGACTTATGATGAAACTAATCTCGTAAAGACTACAGCAGCAGGTAGGTTGAATGTAGTCAGGCTTCTTATTGGGGACACTGATACAAATGATCAGTTAATCAAGAACGAAGAGATTACTTTTGCTTTATCTGAAGCCAATGATAATGTCTACTTTGCAGGAGCTTGGTCAGCTAGTTCTATTGCTGCTCAGTTTGCTAGAAGAGTAGATACTAAATTAGATGGAGCTTTGTCAGCTCAGTATAGCGATTTGGCTAAGCAATATAAAGCTCTATCTAATGACTTACGGGAGCAGGGTCAGAAATACTCAATGACATCTGCAAGT